CGAACGCCTGCACCCGGCGATGCTGGGCGCGATAAGGAAAGCCGTCCGCGAGGAACCAGTTCGAACGGTTATCGGAACAGTGGGCGGCGACAAGAGGAGCCACCTGTCCAGCCTTGACCTGCGAGGCATCGGCATCGAGGTCAGACGGCAGTTGTCGGCCCGCGACATGACGACCGAAGTCATGGGCTCGATTCTCGAGCACATCAATCAGGCCGCGGACCGACTAAGCACGGAGATACAGGAACTCCGTTCAGAACTTATCCGAGAGCACGTCGAGACAGTAGGCGGCGGATGCCATGGAAGCATCCATCGAATCGAATCCCTTGGCGAGGAGGGAAAGCCCTTGGCACAGGGTTCTCATCCTCTCGTCGGGATCGGACGTTTCGGCGGCCTTCCCAAACACGGCGCTCGCCTTCGCGAAATCGGATCCATTGCTCATATTCTCACCTCCCTTCTTTGCGCGGGTCTGCTCATTCTCCCACTCGGCAGGAAGGCCCTCAAACGAAACACGTCGGAAAAGCAACCGGCACTCGCCGACGCATGAATCGAAAGGAAGGTGTTCTCACATGGAAACGGCTGACGGCGCAACAGGAATCGCGTCATGGGAATGCGTGACCACCAATGAAAACGATTCTAAGGAGAATCCGAAATGAGGAAGATGAAGAGATCCGATGTCCGCGAGTGGATTCCAGGTGAACCGCTTGAACGGGTCGACTTCGGCAATGGTTGCACGGGGATGAACAAGAGCCTTCCGAAAGAGCCGGGGAACGCTGGCGATTTCAAGCGTCTCATCTGGAAATGCCGCGCCATCGAAGCGGACGGAGGGCCATGCCTTGATGTGCTTCCATCCGAATACTGGATTGACGACGTGAAGCAGGGCGACTATTTCGATGTGGTCACCGACGAATCAAGTTACGGCCCATGCAGCTTCGGTGATGCGTGGTTTTATCTCGCTGGCGTTGATGCGGGATGGCATCTCGCCCGCAGGAAGCGTCATTCCGGTTTGTGTGCGACCTTGCGTGGCATATTCGATTCGTTGACTCATCGCCACGAGAACGCGACTGATGCAGAACCGTTGGTTACGGCCTCGAAGCCCTCTCGCGAATCTGCCGAACACTCTTCGAGCTGCGGTTCCACGCCTCCTTCTTTATCTCGGTCAGAGATACACGAATCTTATGACTGCGCGACATGTGGGACGACCGCCACTCAATCTCGAAATCATCGGGAAGTAGCAGCACCGCATTCTCGCCGGTGAAGCCGGTATGGCAGATCTGATTCGGTCTCAACCGCTTGGCCAACAGCGGCGTATAGGGGCTTGTTCCGAACGTTGCCTGAGGTGGGATTCGGACGTCATACATCGTCAGAGGTCCAACAAGCCGGAAATACACGATGCTGTTCGACGTGGAATCAAGAAAAGGCTCCAAATCGGTTTGGGACAAATCGTCCCTACGGCGAATGGAGTGGATTTGAAACTGCTGCAGAACGTTCCACGCCAAAGACGCCCCGGCGATGATGGTCGAAGCCCAGCCTGCCGGATCCTCAAGAAAACTATTCACAAACTCGATTCTAGGGAGAATCCAATGAACAATGAAATCCAGAAGTTCGATTTCAAGGGCGCCACATTGCGTACCCTGACCGATAAGGCGGGGGAGCCCTGGTTCGTCGCCAAGGACGTATGCGACATCCTCGGGACAGATACAAGGGACTTACACAAGATTCTTGAGTCTGATGAAATCACCAATGTGGATAGTATCCACATTGCTCAGAATGGCGGTAAAGCTCCGCTCATCATCTCCGAGCCTGGTCTTTACCGTCTTGTGATGAAGTCTCGGAAGCCGGAGGCCAAGGAGTTCCAGCGTTGGGTGACGCATGAGGTGCTGCCGTCCATCCGCAAGCACGGCGGCTATATGGCCGGCCAGGAACGGATGACACCGGAACAGATGGCGTTGGCCAGCATGCGATGGCTGCAATCCAAGGTCGACGAACAAGCCAAACAGCTCAAAGCTCAGGAAGGCAAGGTCCTGTTCGCCAACGCGGTCGAAACCGCGAGGACGTCCATCCTTGTGGGCGATTTCGCGAAGATCCTGAAAAGCAACGGCATCGACATCGGCCCACGGCGCCTGTTCGCCTGGCTCCGCGAGCATGGATGGCTCATCAAGGTCAAGGGCTCCAGTTGGAACATGCCCACACAGAAGGCGATGGACCTTCACCTGTTCGAGGTCAAGGAGACGACCATCAGCCACTCGGACGGGCACACCACGATCAACAAGACGCCGAAGATGACCGGCAAGGGGCAGACGTATTTCGTCAAACTGTTCCTCGCGAAACCAACACAGGAAGCGGGTGCGTGATGAGCGCGTGCCTTGAAATCAACAACATTCCGCAGAGAAAAGCGAAGCGTATCAGTGACTATCTCTTCGCGCATTCCGGCAAATGGGTAACGGACGACCCGATCAGAGTCGAGCTCTTAGGCGACGGGAAGGCGTTCGTAATCTTCCCCGCGATCGCCGAAGTGGACTCGAGGGAATTCATGACGATGTTGGGGGATGAGTGATGATTGTTACAACCAAGCCAAGCGCTCTTAGCGTGGTGGCGTCCATCATCTGCGCGATATCCGGAATCTGGACGTTTGCCTGTGGACTCAAATCTCTGAATCAATTCCAGATTCTTCTTGGCTGCTCCCTTCTGCTCAACGGATTGCAGATTGGCACTAGATGGGTGATGCTGCGGGAACTGAACAGGAACTACCTGCTCATGCGCCGATCTGGGCTATGTACGGAACCGCCGCGAGAGCAAGAGCGGGAATCTGAACGATGAAATCAGCGAACATCCCACCCATGTATTTCTCCTTGATCTTCTGCCAGCGGGATTGGTCCTTGGCGTGCGATTCGGCGATGTACAAGGCTCCAAGCAGACGCTGCATGGCGTCATTGAGCTCGAACGAGCCGCAGCTCTCCCAATCGTTGACGCATCGGCGAACCTCGGTCGTGAGATTAAGCACATACGACTTCAACGCCGCCGGCATGCTCACATCCTCTTTCAGGCACTGCTCGATTTCAGAAAGGAAGCCGGAGATGTTCTCCCTGTCCTTGTCCTCCATCCGCACATCCAGCTCTACCCACCTGTCGGCGATGGTCTGCAAAGCCAGAACCGCCGCGGCATCCAACCTATTGGTCGAACCGGCCAACGTGCTGAAGTTCCGACGATGTCCGTCCAGGGCATCGTCTGAGAATGATTCCCACAAGGCTTTCCAAATACCGGGCATCTGTGATTTCGCCATGTCGAGACGTTTCACGCCACGGGCGATCAGCGTATCAAGTGTTCTTTCGGTGCTGCACATGGCCGTGTATGCGGGCAGCACGTCCTTCCGGAATCCGTCGGGCTGCTGCTCGACCTCAAAAAACTGCAGTAGGTATTCGGCTGCATTCGACATTGATGCTTCTCCTAACTGTTCGGCCCGCACGTCGCATATGCGGGATGACACCGATTTTAGGAGGGGGCTGGGCGGTTCTCCTAACGCCGCCCGGCATCACACACGCAAAGGAGGCGCGTGATGGAAGACGATACGACGTTCGCTGCGCTCGCTGAGGTCCTGAAACCGATGAACACGACGAAGGACATCGCGGACCGTTGCGGCATCAAGGAGGGCACCTTGGCGTACTGGCGTGGTGCGGGAATCGGCCCGAAGTTCGTGAAGGTCGGACGGACCGTCATGTATCCGAAGGAGCCGATGATCGCCTACTTCAAGGAACACCTCTACCAGAGCACATGTGAATACGAGGGAAAGGAGTCGGCATGAAAACGATTCGCAAGACCTGCGTGCAGGCAGTGTTCGACGAGTTCGAGACCCAGGGCGAACTGGTCCACCCATTCAAGGACGTGGATGCGGAGGCCATGAGGTCGCTCGGCCACATCGTCGGCTACATCGACCTTGACGTCACCGGAATCGTGGACCTCATCGTCGACACGATCAACAAGGAGCTGTGACATGGGCATCAGACAGGCCGTGAGGCTGAATCCGCCGGCGCCGCCGAAGTCGGGACGCCATGACCCGCATAACGTGCTGCTCGCGTCGAGTGGCTTCTACGTCCGGGTGGACGTGGACGGATCCGCCAGACTTATCGACGGCATCCATGAGATAACGCTGGCGGAATTCACCGCCGAGGAAAGCAAAGACATCATTCACACGCTCGGCATGATCGGAGGAACACGATGACCGACAACGACTACCACATCGAAGACCGACTCGAAACCGCACGGAAGGCGGGGCGTCCGAACTACGCCTTGCGCCGCATGAAATTCGCGATTGCGGTCATCGGCCTGGTCGTGAGCGTGACGCTCATGCTCACCTGGCATGACTCGTGGAACATGGCCGGCGCGCTGCTGGTCGAGGGCGTGTATCTCGCCACCGCGTTGTGGCTGGTGGTGCGGTTCGCGTCCAGGGACGACGACTGAGGGGAGTGACCGATGAGGGAGATTCTGCCGCATTGGCATTTCAGTCCGAACGCTCCGGTCAAGGACGTCGGCATGAAGGGGATGACGCGTGGCGACAGGGCGGTGGCTGAGGCGTGCCGTCGGGCGATGGAGACCGAGGCGTGGAAGGAGCTGGAGATCTTGGAATCGGTGGGCGTGCGGTTCACCGGACTGGTGGGCCGGTTCGTGTCCGAGGTGGCGTCTCCCGTGTTGGAGGTGATGCCTGGTGACAGTTTCCATCAGGGCGCTGCCGCGCAGTTGACGCACATGGTGAAGACCAGGGATGGTGGCGAGACCATCCGCATCATCAAGACTCTCGCCGTGAAAGGTAGGTTCTAATGGCTGGTGAGACGATCATCGCGGTGGTGGGCAATCTGACCGCGGATCCTGAGTTGAGGTCGACGAAGAACGGTCGGAGCGTGGCTGGGTTCACGATCGCGTCCACTCCTCGCACGTTCGACAGGCAGTCGAATCAGTGGGTCGATGGGGATGCGTTGTTCCTCCGCTGCACGGTGTGGGGTGATCTGGCCGAGCATTGCGCCCGTTCCCTCGCCAAGGGCATGCGTGTGATCGCGCAGGGCAGGCTGACGCAGCATTCGTGGGAGGACGAGCAGCATCAGCACCGAACTTCCATGGAATTGCAGGTGGATGAGATCGGGCCTTCCTTGAGGTACGCGACCGCGCAGGTGACGAAGTCGCAGCGTGGTACGGCTGGAGCGTATGGCAATCCGGCTTCCATGCCGGCGGGTTATACGGGCGGGGCCGCCGCTTCTGGAGCACCGTTGCCGCCGTCCGACCCGTGGGGCTCGGTTTCGGGTTCGTCGTCATCGTTCGGTGATTTCGGCAAGCCGGAATCCGAACCGGAATTCTAAGGAGGAATCATGGGCATCACCATAGAGGATCTGCCCGTCGAGGATTTGCATCCGAATCCGAACAATCCACGCAGGCAGGTGGGCGACGTGGCCGATCTGGAGGCGAGCATCCGCTCGCAGGGCATCAAACAGCCTCTCCTGGTCACTCCGACGGGAGAGACCGACATCGACGGGCATGCGCAGTACCGAGTCGTCATCGGCCATCGCAGGCTCACCGCCGCCAAACAGGCCGGACTCGAGTCCGTGCCGGCGATCATCGAAAGGATGGACGCGCGGAGGGAACGCGAGGTCATGCTGGTCGAGAACTCGCAACGCTCCGATTTGACGCCCATCGAGGAGGCCGACGGCTACCAAGGGCTTCTCGACCTGGGCGTGCGGGTCAAGGAGATGGCCGAGAAGACGGGACGCAGCGACCGGTTCGTGCGCCGACGGTTGAGGATCGCCCGCATCCCGCAGGAGACGCGCGACATGTCCGCCGATTTCAGCCAACTGTCGCTCGACCAGTTGGACAAGCTCGCCGAATTCGAATCCGACCCGGACATGCAGCGTGAGCTCGCCCGCGCCGACGATTTCGACTGGACCTACCAGCGGCTCTCCCGGGAACGTAGGAAGACCGTATGGCACGACAAGGCGCTGGAGGCGCTCGCCAAAGCCGGAATCAAAGTCGAAAGTTTCCCCGACGGAAAGAACTTCTGGAACTGGCATCCGCACGGCTACAAGGCCGCCCACTCGTTCTCCGATATCAACACGGACTTCTGGACCTCGTTCACCAGGGAATCCGACTGGCCGGAAGCCAGAGTGTACTCGTATGAATACTGGTTCTGCACATACACGCCCATATCGGCCGACGAGCTCGAAAAAGACAAGGCCAAGACCGACAAGGACAATGCCATCAAGGCGCGAGGCAGGGAACTCAACCGACAGGCCCGCGAATTCGGTGCGATCGCCAAAGCCAACCGCACCGCATGGCTGAAAGACAACCTCCATACGCTCACTCACGAGCACGCGGAAACGGGAATATGCCGGCTCGCGCTCGCGGGCACGGTTGGCTGGAGGAGCGTGTTTCCGTACCAGTCGTACAAGGGCGAGGACGTCATCAGGGAGCTGATCGCGTTCGGCTGGAGCCTGCCGATCACCGAGCATGACGACGAGCACTGGTCGTTGGAGTGCAAGGAGAACCTCGACTCGATCCGCATGGTGTTGAAGGACAGGCCGCTGCGCATCCTCGATGTCCTGGCCGCCCGCTGGGAGTCGAACATCGGCTGGAACTACTGGCGCCAACGGCTTGGCGTGGACGATATGAACATCTGGTACGACGTGCTGGAACGGATTGGCTACCAGGTGAGTGAGGACGAGAGGAAGGCACTCAAGGGCGCATATCTCGGTGGAGGAGATGACGAATCATGAGTATCCAAGCGTTGACATGGGTTATCTACGGTGTAGCGCCGGACATCAAGCACGCGGATTTCCGCACGCTTCTCGTGCTGGCCGACCATGCCGATCCTCAAGGCATGGGAGCGTATCCGAGTAGGAGCACGATCAGCCGGTTGACCGGATACAGCGTGCGTACGGTCTCCTATGCGTTGAAGAGTCTCGAATCCTCTGGACTGATCAGCAGGGGAGACCAGCGCATCGTGTCTGGCCTCGGCGGATACAAGCCGACCGTCTGGAACCTCAACATGAGCAGAGGTGCAAAAACTGCACCTCTCAAAAACGCCGAAACACCAGTGCAACACGACTGCACGCCAGCAGTGCAAACAGACTGCACACCAGCAGTGCAAGCAGGGGTGCAAAAAACACGGACAGGTGTGCAAACAGGTGTGCAACATGATTGCACAAGAACCATATCTAAGGAAGAACCGTATATAGAACCTAGAGAGAGTAACGCGCGCGCGAGAAAACAAATCACAATACCAGCCGACTGGAAACCCTCTGAGGAACACCGGGCGCTCGCCGACCGGCTCGGCATCGACTGCAGCATCGAAGCCGACAAATTCCGCGACAGGGCCCTCGACTCGGGAGCCCGCTCGGCCGACTGGAACGCGAAATACCGCAACTGGCTCATCAAAGGCAAGGAACGCGGATTCGCCACACTAAAGGATTCCAACGTTCGCCGACGGTATACGTGGGGCAGCGAAGAGGTGAAACGCGTAGTCGGCTCGATAGCCTGCGAGGGCACGGACACGTACGTGGCGCTCGCATGCAAGGTCGCCGACCTGCTCAACCAGGGCGTGGACCCGGACATGCTGCGCCGTCAGCTCGCGAACGTGCCCGGCGACGTATTGGCCGAACAACTGTTCGAACAGGAGGCGGCGGCATGAACACCATGACCATCGCACACATGGCCGGCGTCCTCACCTCGGCCATCCAGGCCGCCGACCGATTGGAACTCGACGCGCTCAAAAGCCCGGCGCTCGCCGATATGGACCTTGACCGTATCCGCGATATCAAACGCGACTGCTCGACCTGCATCAACCTGCTCGAACAAATCGGAAGGGAGCGACGATGAGCGACCGGCAATTCCAGGAATCGAAACGCATCGCGCTCGCACGTCAGGGCTGGCATTGCCTTCGCTGCGGACGCAACCTGCACGACCCGAGCGTCTGGCCGGGCAGGAGCGGCCACCACCGGCAGCTGCGCCAACGAGCCAACCCGACCATGCGCGACCTGCCGTGCAACATCGTCGAACTGTGCGGGTCCGGCACGACCGGCTGCCATGGTTGGGCGCACGCGCATCCGGCCGAGGCGGAACGGTTCGGCTACATCATCCCGAGCTGGCGCGATCCGCTCAACGCGCCGATACGCGACTGGAACGGCGACTGGTGGTGGCTGTTGGATGACGGCACGGCGCAACGGCTCACGCAAATCGAAATCATCGAATGGCAAAGCAATTGGAAGGAAGAATCATGAGGAAACAGGACGAAGACCTGAACGTGAAGCCGGAGGCGCTGCTCTGGCTCGACTTCGAAACGACCGGTACGGACAGGAATGACAGTCTGCCGTTGGAGGTCGGCATGGAATGCGCCGACGTGCTGGGCGAACATTCGTATGGATCCCTGCATCGCATCATCCGTCCGGACTGTCTCGACCTGTTGGACATGAGTCCGATGGCGTTCTCCATGCACGCGGACAACGGCCTCCTGTTCGAACTGCTAAACGGTTCCGACAGGAACGACTGCGTGGAAGCGGTCGCGAATGCCGTGGAGGAGTATCTCGACTCCCTCTCGCAACGCTTCACGCTGGTTCCTGCCGGAACGAACGTGGACTTCGACATCGACTTCCTCAAACGCCTGGGCCTGGCCCCGGACAGGTGGCTGTCCTACCGCAAGTTCGACCTGACCACGCTCCGCCGGTATTTGAGGTTCATCGACTGTCCCGAGGATCCGTACAAGGGGCATGCCGGTTCGCACAGGGTGCGCGACTGCATCCGACGCGACATCAACGACTACATCCGGTACCGCACACTCCTGAAAAAGGCATGGTGACAATGAAGAAGAAAACCACGAAGACCGTATCCAAGGAGACACGACCGCGCAAATGGCACAAACCAGTGCCATGCCCGACCTGCGGCAGCCGGAACATCAGCTTCGACCGGATCGCCTGGGCCGTCAACCGGAAAACATTCGCCATACGACAGATATGGGCATGCGCCTGCCAACACCACCACGGCATCCTCATCCTCACCCGCCACGACGACCTCAAGGAAGCCATCCGCGCATGGAACACGGAAGCCACCAGACAAGAAAGGAAACACTCGAAATGAGAAAACGCAAACCACTCGCGCTCGCCGGCATCGGCCTTACCGCCATCACCATGTTCCTGCTCACACCGGTATTCCTCCTCGCGCTCGCCGGATGCGGGAGCGCGTCGGAGCCTTCGACGCCAGCGCATGCGGTCAGGTCCGTCGACTCGCAGTGCTCCGCCGGGGCCGACGTATTCACGGAATGCGTCATCACCTTGACCGACACGAGGCAAGTGGACTGCATCGTCTACTCGACGAACGGCAAGCAGGCCGGCCTGTCCTGCGACTGGAGCCATGTGAGCGTAGCGGGCAAGGAGCCGGCAAGATGAGCTACAACGTCGTCACCACGGAAGGCGTCAGAACGTTCGAGAACATCGACGATGCCGGCGACTACGCGCAGGCCATGTCCTTGAGGACTGGCGAGCCGGCCAAGGTGTTCCATGCCGAGACCGGACTCGTCGCATTCACCGTCCGCCCAACCACGAAGGACACGAAATGAGAATCAATTTCAACAGCAAGGATGGCGTTTTCGCCATCAAAGCCGAAAACGAAGAGGAAAAAACCCAGCTCAAAACGTCGGCGGTCGCCATCTGCAATCTCATCATCGATTTTTTCGACGGTGAAGTCCAAAAAATGAAGGCGGCGAAGGAATGAAACGCATCACACTCAAGGACACAAAATGAGCAATCGAAGTTATTTGGTGCCAAGGCCGCCAGCGTTCGACCATGAGCATCCCAGACCGAAGGAGGAAGGCGAGGTGCTGTACTGCGGAAATTGCCAAAAATGGTACGTATCATGGTTTCCCCTCACCGAAGTCAAAACCATATGGGGCCGCCGCCCCGAATGGTGGATACGCATCTTCCACCGCAAACCATACGAGACGATCATCCAGCAAATACGAAGGGAAACGAAATGAAAGTCAAGAAAACCCTCATGGACATGATCATCAAATGGCATCAGGCCGGATACAGCCTCGATGAGATCGCGCCACTGATGCCACAAGTCCCCAAAGAGGAAATCAAAGCAATCATCCAACACACCCGCGAATAACAAGAAACCCGACCTTCCGGCCGGGCTCCTGGCATCACCACAAACCAGACTACACCCGCCGGAGGGAATCGAACAAATGAACGAACCAACCAACGAATCCCAACCAACACCAAACCAGACACAACCAGCACAAACCAACCAACACAAGCCAGCGCTCGCCGGCATGTGCCAAGTGTGCGGCGGGGAGTGCAATCTGCGCAATACGCTGTGTGACAAGTGCGATGCCGTAATGAGGGGATGGCTCCGCGACTATCCGTCATGGATCCAGGTCCTGCGCGAGTTTCTGGACAGCACCGCACATTACGGTGGCCATCAGCCCGGCCGTACCAATTTGGCTTCGGCTCCGACGCCGGTCAGGTTGTCTGTGATTGACCATCTGCAGGAGATCGATGATCTGGCTGTCGCTCTTTGGCGGCGGTTGTATGCTCCGCCGGCCATGCCATGGGCCGATAGCAGGATTCATCCGTCCGTGTTGAAATGCCTGAGTATCTGCGCGGATTGCAATCGTCTTTCACGATTGCCGGACATTGGTCTGATTTGGCATGACTGGGAGCGGTTGGCGCGCAAGACGCTGGGCATCATCGACGTGCCGCCATCCAAGCATGGTATCGGCAGGTGCCTGAATCCTCTGTGCGGCGTGGAGCTGAGTGCGGAGGTCGGCGCGGTAAATGTTGACTGTCCGGTGTGCGGCAACACTCATCGCGTGGTCGACGTGCGATTGGGGTTCCTGAAGGAGTGCATCGAATCCGGCAGGGCGTTCACGGCGGGGGAGTGCGCGGAGCTGCTGCGCGAATGCGGGTTCCAGTGCAGCGTGAACACGATCTACTCGTGGCGCAAGCGCGGCAGGATCCAACCGGCCGGCAGAAACGAGAAGGGACAGCCGCTGTACCGCCTGTCCGACGTACACGCGCGCCTCGCCCGGCATGACGTGATTTGACATTTTTCAAAGTGCAAGGCAGAATTGTCAGTGGATTAAAGGGTTCAAACCGGAAAACGGTTTGAACCCTTTTCATATCCACCGATGGATTCTCCTAACTCCTTGGGTTATATCCCGTCCTGTCCGAACGGCATATCGGACACGCTCCGCCCACTCCCGTCAGAGTGGGCATGCCTCAATGTGGCAGGCAAGCCAATCCCGTGCTTCCGTGATGCGGTGATGCTCAAATCCGCCTGCCGGTATGCCTTCGTAGGAATCAGTGGTAGATCGTACCGGCCGCGAGTCTTTATTGGATTCTCTTCCTTGTGGCCGCGTGTGGACGCGGGTTCGAATCCCGCCGAAGGCACCCATGAAACAAACCCGGGGTAGGGGTATTCGCAGATGATGGGGAGCCCCTACAAGACGCGGGAGTGTCCATATACGGGAGCCCCTATACCGGCATTCCAGCAAGCCAACGGCGAAGATAATCATTGATGCATCCATGACACCCCGGGGCTCATACATGTGGGGAGGCCACATGGGCAAGCGGCGTAACGAGCGTGTCAGCAACGGCTGGCGGCGCAGACAGCTCAGGGCAAGAGTGCTGGCCGCATACGACGTGTGTGCCATCTGTGGCAAGCCAGTCGACAAGACATTGAAGACACCACATCCGATGAGCGCCGAAGTCGACGAGCTCGTACCGGTCTCACGTGGCGGTGATCCATACAGCTTCACTAACTGCAGGCTCACGCACCGCAGATGCAACAGGTTCAAGAGCGACAAGACAGACGAACACGCACGAGCGCTGCTGGCTGGCAGACAGGAAGTGAAAGCAAGCTCGATGCCGTTCAAAACGTTCGGCATCTGACTCCGATACCAGGGCGGGGACCCCGGGTATGCCCCCTACCGGTCGCCTCGGGTGCAGTGCCGATATCCCTCCCGGAATGCAAACGTCGGAAACAGGGAAACAACGAAAGGTCGGAAAGCGAGGGAAGCGCCGATGAAGTGCGAACTCTGCGGCAAGGAATTCCAGCCTTCCGGCCATGGGCGGCCTCAGAAGTACTGTTCCAAGTCCTGCCGCCAGAAAGCCGATTATCGTCGGAAAAAGAACAGGCCCGCACAGGACCGGAACAGTAAGCCGCCCGTCAAAGCCATGGAAACGAAACAGAAGCCGGAGCAGGATCTCGACCAGCGGAGTTTCGAGAGGATGATGGACGGCAGCATGCTGGACATGCTGCGCGCCAACCGCGACCGACTGCAGAAGGCCATGGACGACACGTCCACACCGGCAAACGCACTGCCAGCGATCAGCCGCCAGCTCATCGACGTATGCGAACGCATCGAATCGCTCCAAGGCGGCGGTCTGACCGACCTGCTGGACGATGAGGAAGACGAGGTGACGGACGATGTCGGAGCGTCGATTGTCTGAAATCGCCAAGGTCCTCCTCCAGCCGGAAGGCATCGTCGGCAGCGAGTTCACGCGAATCAACAAAGCTGCGCGCAAGGCTGGCATCCGTTTCGACTTGTGGCAGCAGGGCTTCTTGTGGCTTCTGTTCGCCAAGAACGCGGAAGGCAAGTATGCGTGTGGCGCGGACGGCGCCGTGCTGTCCAGCTGCAGGCAGATCGGCAAGACCTTTACCGTCGGCACCGCGTTGTTCCTCAAGGCGATACTCACGCCGAACCTGAAAGCCATCTGGACCGCTCACCATACTCGCACCAGCGACGAGACATTCGCGGACATGTGCGAGATGGAGCGCAATCCAGTGCTCGGCCGGTACGTGGAACGCATTCGCAGGGCGAACGGCCAACAGGAGATCACGTTCACGTCCGGCAGCCGCATCATGTTCGGCGCCCGCGAAAACGGTTTCGGCCGAGGATTGCACAGCGTGGACGTGGCCGTGTTCGACGAAGCGCAGATCCTCACAGTGCGCGCGATGGACAACATGATTCCGGTTTTGAACACGAGTCCTAACCCCCTGGTCGTGTATATGGGCAATCCACCCAAGCCGGGAGACCAGTGCGATGCGTTCACGGAGAAACGCATGCATGCGCTGAACCATGACGGAAACCTCCTCTACGTGGAGCTCGCCGCCGACAAGGACGCGGATCCGGACGACCGCGAACAGTGGGCTAAAGCGAATCCCAGCTATCCGAAACGTACAAGCGAACAGGCAATCATGCGCATGCGCAACAACCTGTCGGACGATTCATTCCGTCGTGAGGCGCTTGGCATATGGGACGAGACCGCCACCGCATACGCCATCAGTCCCGACCTGTGGCAGGTCGCGGCCGTCGACGACGTGCCTGATGGGGGAACCGTGAGCTTCGGCATCGACATGCCTCCGGACAGGAGCGTGCTGACCATCGGAGCGGCGCTACGATACGTGGACGGTTCGGCCGTCATCCAGATGGCGAACATCAAGGACGCGCGGCAGGCGGGAACCATGTGGGCCGTGGACTGGCTCGCCGAACATTGGCCGAAGACCGCCAGCGTGGTCATCGACGCGCAGTCGCCCGCTATGAGCCTGCTGCCGGAACTGAAGAAAGCACATGTGAAGGTCATGGTCACGAACATGCAGGAGATGGGCCGCGCGTGCGGACGCTTCCTCGACATGCTCAAAGCCGGAACGCTCAAGCATCCGCGGGACGAATACCAGCCGCAGCTGGCCGCAGCCGTCAAGGGCGCCACCACGCGGCCTCTTGGACAGTCCGGCGCGATCGCCTGGAACAAACTCGGCAGCGATGTCGACATCACGCCGCTCGTGTCCACCACTCTCGCCCTGTATGGGGCGTTCACGACGAAACGACATCCGGGAAGACGACAGGAGGTGATGGTCTGATGGTGTTCTACATGGCCGACGGCACTACGGTAAGCACGGCACCGAAATTCACCGGCAGCAGCTACCTCGATACCGCGAGCGGCAACATCGGCGCCATCCTCGGCGTCGACGACGAGGACATGCCCATCATCCACGAACTGTTGCGCGTATGGCGAGAGAAATATCCACGCAACCTGATCCGCGGAGCCTACTACGACTGCAAGGAACGGTTCAAGGACTTCGGAATCTCCATCCCCGACCAGATCAAAAACAAGGTCGAGGCGATGATCGGATGGCCCGAACTGGCCGTCCGATCATTGAGCGACCTGAGCGACCTGGAAGGGTTCAGCGTATCCGGTGACGACACGATGGGTGTTGGCGACCTGTTCGAGGACAACCAATTGGACGTGGCCACGTCAGAACTGATCGTATCCGCTTACAAGCATTCATGCAGTTTCCTGACCATCGCCGCAGACCCGGAGAATCCGGACCGGATCAGCATGATCCCACGCTCCGCCGACTGGTCCGCGGGCATCTGGGACCGGCGCGACCATCGTCTGGCCGCCGCGTTGACCATCACCGAGGACGATAAGGACGGGCGGATATGCGCGTTCAACGTGTGGCTTCCAGGCAAGGTCTACGAATGCTCCGGCCACCTGACCCCATGGCGGGCGGAGAAAATCGAAACGAACTTCGACCAGCCGACTGCCGTCGCGCTCGCCTACGACAGGCAGATGGACCGGCCATTCGGCCACAGCCGCATCAGCCGTTCGCTCATGAGCCTCGTCGACGCCGGATTCCGCACCGTGGTCCGCATGGAGGCGTCGGCCGAATTCTATTCCGTTCCGAAACTCTGGTTCATCGGAGCGAACAGGGACGCGTTCAGCAGCAACACATGGACGAGTCTCATCCAGGCGATCAACGCGATCACCGCGGACGAGAACGGAGAGCTTCCCCAACTGCATCAGGTGCAGCAGGCGTCCATGACGCCCCATTCGGACATGCTCAAGACCTTGGCCATGCTCGTCGCCTCGCAGACCCGAGTGCCGGTCGACTATCTGGGCATCACGTTGGACAATCCGACCAGCGCCGAGGCCATGGCATCCGCCGAACGACGGTTGACGCGCATCGCCGACAAGCAGAACGTGGCCTTCGGACGGGAACTCAAACGGGCCATGGGCATCGCCGTGGCATTGCGCGAAGGCGCGAACACGATACCCGACTCCATGCGCGACGTGCATCCGGTATGGGCGCCCACAAGGGAAATCTCCGACGCGGCGCGCGCCGACGCGTTCACGAAGATCGCCGACAAGATCACCGGCTACGCCGACTCCGATGTCGGACTCGAACGTCTCGGCCTGACCCGCGAGGAAATCACCCGCCTACGCGCCGACCAGCAACGGCAGAAATCGGAACAACGCATCGACCAGCTCATGGACAGAAGCGCGGCGTCCTCGGAGGTGACGGATGGATCTGAACAATCTGGATCTGCCGGAACCGGCGAAAGCGCAGCTTCGTCAGAAACTGGAGAAACTGCATAGGGATTACGAGACTGATCTTGAGAATCTGACAGACGACGCCACCGACGCGATGGAATCCGCGAAACCGTTGGAACGACAAGACATAGTGCTCAGGTACACCCGCGATGCGTCCGAACGATCACGCAGGTACTACACTGACACCAGGAACCTGTGGCAGAAATACGCCGGCATCAAAATGCCGCCCTACGTCTCATCTACTTGCGACGAATATGAAGTGCTATACCGTCAGGTAGGCGGTTTCACTGGAACCGATTGGAATGGGCATAACTACACTAATTTGAAGCATGGCAACGCCAACGGGCTGACTGTTGAAGACCTTTGGCCCGACCTGAAGACGGTGGACGACTGGCAGCAGTTCATTGCCGACATGATGAGCAGGTCTGTACGATTGACCACGCAGAACAACCGCGACGCCGACGAGACGCATCCTGGATGGGCACGCGTCCCACGAGGCTCCAATCCTTGTGCATTTTGCGTGATGCTCGCCAGCCGAGGATTCGCATACACCAGTGAGGAAAGCGCGGACTTCGGCGGCTCTTTCCATAACGGCAAATGCCGTTGCATTCCCGTGTGCAGCTGGGGCAAGGACAAGATCTTCGGCTATGACCAAGCGAAGTATAAAGCCATGTACGATCAGGCCGTGCAAGCCATCAACGGCAACGCATTGGGAAAGAATTGGAAGTCCTCCGCCGAGGAAGCCGGAATCAAGTTGGATTCGGCCGACGCGAATGCCGTCACATTCGTTATGCGTCATAAGTTCCCTAAGCAATTGAGCGACGGGATCATGCCGAAGAAACGTGCGTCTTTCAAAGTCGAACATGATTTCACCGGCATGCGCGACGAGAAATCATTAAGCAAGAAAGGATGGGATGGAAGGCAGAAGGCGCTTGGCGTCCCAGTAGACGCAGACGTCCTTGAGATGCATGAAATCGTGTTCCTGGAACATTTCAAGTCACTCGGACAGCATTACGAATGGATTCCACGCGATACTTTGGGGCACAAATCGACGAATGACTTGAAATGGATTGAGCAAGACCTTGAGTGCGAGGTTAAGTCATCTCGGCAAAAACGCCCAGACTACGGATCCATTTCGAAGAACATCTCAAAAGCGGTATCCAAAGCCGAGCAGCATGGTGTCGTGAAGGATGCATTCATTGTGGATCTCACTGGATACTCGGCTCCGGAGAAACTGGTGACGCAACTTTCCCGCTATAACGCGCTGCATAAGAAAAACAAGATCAGACGTTTGTTCCTATTGGACAACAACGGGATGAGAGAAATCGAGCTGCAATAAAAACCCGGAGGCACTCCCGCACGAATAGGCTATTATTTCAAGTCTGCACGGGACCTCCGGTACTTCTATTTTACCAAAAACCATTGATTTCGGTGGATTGCCAGAGCAGACGAATGGACCCGACTGTAACTCGGGCGCTTCACAGCCGCGCAGGTGCGAATCCTGCATCCACCACTCGGCCAGCCATTCAGGTTGGCGGCGACCATGCGCCGTATCGCGTGGGAGGACCATACAGCGCACCGTGGCGCGGTCGAACTCGAATCCACGGGAAACAGCAAAGGAGAGCAGCATGTCCATCAGATTCCGATTCCCGGCACACATCCGTCTCATCGACGGCGGTGGCGACGAGGGCGGTTCCAATGACGGTGGCGACGGCGGTGAGCCGAGGTCGTTCACCCAGGAACAGGTCGACCAGATCGTCGAGAAGCGACTGGCCAAGGAGCGCGGCAAGTACAAGGACTACGACGAGCTCAAGTCCAAGGCCATGAAACTCGACGAGATGGAGAACGCCGGAAAGAGCGAAATCGACAAACTCAAGGAATCGAACGCGGCGCTGCGCAAGCAGATCGACGACGCCGCGGCCGAGAAGCAGCACGCGGAATGGGTGTCCGAAGTCGCCAAAGACAAGGACGTTCCGGCCGAACTGCTGCGCGGCGGAACCAAGGAGGAACTCGAGGCGCATGCGGACCTCCTGCACGCGGCGCTGCATCCGGCATCCAAGCCGCCTCAGGTGAGGAACCAGACGGGCTCTCCATCGCACCAGAACAACAACAAGGACGCCGAAGAGCTCTCGTACATCCACCAGCTCCTAGGCGAATAACCCAACCATCCGAAAGGACAAGTCATCATGGCGATGAAAACAGACCAGATCAAGCTCCCCGTGAGCGTGGCCACCGAAATCGTGAACAAGGCCAAGGACACCAGCACCATCGCGTCGCTGAGCCCCAGCACGCCGCAGATCTTCTCCGACGCCGACTACCTCGTGTTCAACGGCAAGAGCGAAGCCGAGGTAGTGGCCGAAGGCGCGGTCAAGAGCAGCTACGAGCAGACCGTGGACTCCGTCGTGGCGAAGCGCTTCAAGGTGCAGACCACCACCCGCGTCACCAGCGAACTCCAGTGGGCCGACGAGGACAACCAGCTGCAGATCATCCGCAGCATCCAGGCCGATCAGGCAGCCGCACTGGGCCGCGCCCTCGACTACGTGATCTACCATGCGATCAACCCCAAGACCGGTGAGGCGCTCTCCGGATTCGACCCATTGAGCACGTCCGCCGTGCAGGTGATCGCCACCGAGGATGAGATCGGCAACGTGGACGCTTTGGCCGACGCGCTGAACGACTCCTACGACATCAACGGTGTCGCCCTGTCCAAGACCTGGGCGTCCCGCCTGCGCAAGCTGCGCGTCCCCTCCACCGGCATGCGCTTCTACCCGGAGATCCCGCTGAACCTGCAGGCCGGCGGCCTGGACGGCATCACCGCCGCGACCTCCGGAACCGTCAACGGCCGACTGGCCAAGACCCCGACGAAGGTGCTCGCGTTCATGGGAGATTTCAGCCTCATCAAATGGGGCATGGTCCGCGATCTGACCAGCGAGATCATCGCCTACGGCGATCCGGACCAGACCGGCGTGGACCTGAAGGCCCATAACCAGATCGCATACCGCACCGAGGCGATGTACGCGTTCGCGATCATCGATCCGGAGGCGTTCGCCGTACTCAAGGCCACGGAATGAGGTGAACGATGAGTTTCCCCATCCAGACCCTTGTGGTCAATCCGTCAGGTAAGAAGAAGCATACGATCGGACCGTTGGACGCGCAGGTGAGCCTTGTCAACAAGGATGGCACGGACTTCTCCGCCGGATCCAGCGCCTACGAGCTGCCGGCGGCCGGCGAGGACACCCTCGGCGGCATTAAGCAGTACGCGCCCGAACAAGCGATCGGCAACGTCGACAGCAACATCGCCGAGGCCGCGGCGGACACTCCGACCAAGGACGAATTCGACAAACTCGTCACCGCGTTCAACACGTTGGCGAAACAGTTCGACGACATCATCGCCGGCCTCGTATCCGCCGGGGCGGTCAAACTGCCGGACAAGAAGTGACCATGACGGACGAACCCGACATGTTCGCCACCTCCGACGATCTCGAACGGAGATGGCACAAGCTCACCGACGAGGCACGCGAGAAAGCCGACACGCATCTCGCGGACGTGACCGACTACATCAAGGAACGCTCCCCGAACTGGCGGCGGCTCCTCGACGAACGGCCACGACTGTTGACGAAGATCACCTGCGACATCGTCCGCAGGATCATGCAGGCCGACCCGTACGACATTCCCGGCGGCATCACGCAGATGAACCAGACCACCGGCAGCTTCAGCGAACAATACAGTTTCGGAGCGCCCACCGGCGACCTCTGGCTGCGCGACGACGAGAAACGCATCCTCGGCATCAACGCGCAACGCGCGTTCAGCGTCGACATGGCAACGGGGGAGACGTCCTAGTGGAAACCATCGAAATCTGGCGCGGCCAGCCCACCACCGACACGGACGGCAACCCCATCCAAGGCAAGCCAGCCCGCGTCGGCGCATTCCAGGCCTTGGTCGCCCCGACCTCCACCATCGACCAGGTTGAGGAGAACGCCAGTCCACGGACCATCGAATACACGATCCACATCCGCGGTAGCCAACCATCCGGCATCCAAGCCACCGACCTGATCAAAGTCAGAGGCATCCTCCTGCCCGTCAAAGGAAAACCGCAAGTGTGGAACAACCTCCACGGACGCCACATCGGCGACGTCATCACCGTGGGCGAACGGGAAGGATAAGCATGGCCAAACGATGCAGATTCGTATTCAACCGCAAGGCGTTCAGCCAACAGGTCCTCAAAAACGAGACATTGCGCTCGCGCATGAGGGACGCGGCCGAAGCCGCCGTAGAGGATGACCGTTGCATGGTCCGCGACCATGACGGCAAGAACCGCAGCGGCGTGGCGATCATCTGCCCGGCACCGGTGGAGAAGGCGCACGGCACGCTAGAGGACACGCTCGGAAGGATGCGCGTATGAGCATCCCGGTCACTCCCCGCCGCACGGAGCCGCTGCTCCTGCCCAAACTGAGGACACTGTTCCCGGACGTGACGTTCGACACCATCGAACGAGCCGACCTCGAACCGCCCTTCACCGAAGCCACTCTGGCCGACTCCATGCAGGGCATGAGCACTCCAATCTCGCAGTACGTGCGGCTGCGGTTGAGCGTGCGATGCATGAGAGAGGACCATACGGGCGACTGGGACAAGGCCGCACGCCTGTGGGCCGACATCGCGAGGGAGATCATCGGGCTCGGAAACGTCGCGCCGCTCATCGACGCGTCACTCGAATCCGGGCCGGTACGCATGACGGACGAGGACAAGAGGCTGGTGTGCGCGTACGGCGTGCTCCTGCTCGAGGTCACCGTCAACTGAAACACAACCAAAGACAACGTGCCGCCACACGCGAAGAACGGAAAGGTGCAGACGAATGTCTGACAACAACGAAAAAACCACCGTCGCCGCGCAGGGCGCGACCGACTACGGGTACGTGTCCAGCGGCAACACCGCAGGCAACGTGCGCCTGATCAAGAACTACGCGCTGTTCCTGTTCCCCAAGGGCGACAGCACGTTCGTGGCTCCGACCGGAGTGGCCTGGACCCCGCCGGCAAGCAAGAAGCCGATCGGCTACTCCACGGAGGACGGCGCCGTACTGCATCCGGAACCGGGCGACAGCACCGACTACAAGGCCCACAACGGCGACATCGTGCTGTCCGACACGGATCCGGGCTACTGGACCCTGCAGCTCGCCGCCATGGAGGGCCGCAAGGATGTGGTGTCGGCCTACTTCGACGTGGACGTCGATTCGGACGGCGGCATCAGCATCAAGGGCGCCGGATTGAAGAAGGAGTGGATCCTCGTGCTGGTCGCGCTCGACCAGCAGGACCGTCCGTTCCTCCTGTACGGCACCAACGCGAAGGTGAGCGACCGTGACGACGTGAGCCTGAAATCCAGCGAGATCATGAACTTCAGCATGACGTTCAAGATGCTCAAGGGCACCAACGGCGAACAGTTCCACGCATGGGGCCTCGTCACTGAAGACGCCAAGTGACCCATTGATTCTTCCCGTGCGGCCGATGGCGGTCGGCCGCACGGGACACCCATTCAACCGCCAACCATTAGAACGGAGCCAACATGAGCGACAAAGAATACCATGTCGTGGACGTAGACCTGACCGAAGCGGAAGAGCTCAAACCCGACGTGCACCTCGAGGTCGCCGGCGTCAAACTCGACCTGCCGAACCTCAACAACGCGGAACTGCCCATCGAACTCGTCCAGGCCATCCTCCTGATCAAAAGCAAGCCCGCATTGTCCGACGAGGAAACCACGGCCTGCGTGAGCACGTTCCTCGCCTACTTCCAGACGATGCAGCCGAACTTCTGGAACGTGCTGCGCAAGACCAAACGTCCGATGGCCTACCTCACCGCGACCATCAAGGCGTGGGCCGAGGAATCCGGACTGGACCCAAAAGCGTTTACCTCGCCCACCTCTGGAACAACAATCGCGCGGCACTAGCCTACGACTGGATCCGAGCGTACGGGCAGATCTACAGGCCCGTACGCTTCCGGGAATGGGTTGAAGGCCAACGTCCACGAGTCGATTGGGGACTCGCCTGGGCGTTGACCCGCGAAATCCTCAAAGACCATACGAGCCACTCGTGGATGGCGTTGCAGAACGCCGTCTACGCGCCCGACGGAGCCGAACAGGCGGTCTGGACGCTGTCCGGACAACGCAAACGCCCATGGTTCGACCACGAGCACGACCCGCTCCGCCCGCCAACCCCGACGCACAACCTCACCCGCCGTCAACGCGAGGACAGGGAACGGCTCAAAGCCTACTTCCACATCAACGACGACCTCTGACTCCGACCGCCATCGGAATCCCAACCTACGAATAAGGAAACACGATGGCAGCACAGGACATAGGCGTCGCATACGTCCACGTCGAACCATCCGGCAAAGGATTCGGCAAAAGCATCGAAGGCGACATCGGCGACGCCGTCAACAAAGCCTCCAAGAAAAGCTCCAGCACCCTCATCTCGAAGATCGGCGGAGCATTCGGCAAAATCGGCAAGGTCGGCACAGGCGCGATCGCCACCCTCGCCGGCGGCATCACCGCATTGGCCGCCAAAGGCGGCTTCACCCGCGCCCTCAACATCGAGAACGCGCAAGCCAAACTCAAAGGCCTCGGCCACGACAGCGCGAGCGTCACCGAAATCATGAACGACGCGCTCGCATCCGTCAAGGGCACCGCGTTCGGATTGGGCGACGCCGCGACCGTCGCGGCCAGCCTGTCCGCCTCCGGCATCAAGGAAGGCGACCAGCTCACCAAGATCCTCAAGACCGTGGCCGACACCGCGCAGATCAGCGGCAGAAGCCTGACCGACATCGGCACGATCTTCGGGTCGGTCGCCGCGCGAGGAAAGCTCCAGGGCGACGACATGCTCCAGCTCATGTCGAGCGGCATCCCAGTCCTCCAAATGCTCGGCAAGCATCTGAACAAGACCAGCGCCGAAGTGTCCGACATGGTCTCGGACGGCAAAATCGACTTCCAAACCTTCGCCGACGCCATGCAGGAAGGCCTAGGCGGCGCCGCACTATCCGCAGGCACCACATTCACCGGCGCCCTGGCCAACGTGAAAGCCGCGTTGAGCCGACTCGGAGAAACAGCCGCCACACCAGTCCTCGACGGCTTACGCGGCCTGTTCAACCAAGCCATCCCACTCATCGACACATTCACCGCAGCCGTCACACCAACCCTGCAAAAAGTCGGAGCGGCACTCCAACAAGGTCTCGAGAACGCGATACCCGCCACACAGGCGAAACTCAAAAACCTTGGCGACACGATCTCCAACATCCCCGGCTTCCAGATGCTCGCCTCGGCGACGGCCAGCCTCAAAAGCCAACTCACTGGCCTCTGGAACGCAATCACATCACTCATAGGCGGACTCAACAATGGCGGCGAAGCCGCCACAATGTTCTCCACAACCGCCGGCGCGCTCGCGGGAATGGTCGCTTCGGTCGCGCAGGCGTTGTCGAACGCGGCGGGATGGGCGAAGACGTTCGTCAACACGTTCATCGAGACGGGCGCGTTGCAGCCGTTCCTTGAAAGCCTGACCGGCGTCATCTCCGGATTGGGCTCGCTGGTTTCCGTATTGGCGGCCGCGGTCTCGCAGGCCTTCGGCTTCAACGACAGCGCGCGCACCGCCAGTTCCGCGGCGCAGAGCTTCGCCGGACTGTTGAACACTTTGACCGGCGTGCTCATGACGGTGGGAGGCTGGCTGCAGTCGGTCGGACAGTGGGCGCAGCAGAACGGCGCACTGGTATCCGGCGCGTTGAAAGCCATCACCATTGCATTGCTCGCGGTCAAAGGCTGGGATATCGTCTCGGCCGGGCTGAAGACAGTTTCCGGTGGACTGAAGGCCATTTCCGCGACTGCCTCCGGTGTGGAGAAGACCGCTACGGCCACGTTCGATTTGATTGGCAAGATCTCCGACGCGGGAAGCGCGGCTGGAGCACTGAAGCAACTCGCCGGCTCGTTCAATATTGTCAAGGCAGCTCAATCGGCGTGGAGCGCGGTGACCAAGGCTGCTACCGCCGTGCAGCTGGCATTCAGCGCTGCCTTGGATGCGAATCCGATCGGCATGCTTGTCGTGGCCATCGGCGCGGTCGTGGCCGCGCTGACATGGTTCTTCACCCAAACCGAAACGGGCAAACGACTCTGGAACAGCTTCGCCACATGGTTCATGGGAATCTGGAACCAGATCAGCACCGCATGCCAGCCAATCCTGCAAGCCATCGCCATATTCATCACCCAGACCATGAGCCAAATCCAACAAATCTGGCAAACCGGATGGACACTCATCACCACCGTCCTCCAAAACGTCTGGAACACGATCGGCCCCATCATCATGACCGCGCTCACCGCGATCATCACCGGCATCCAAACATTCATCACCACCATCACACCACTCCTGCAAGCAGGAATACAGAACATCCAAACCATCTTCCAAACCGCCGTCACAATCATCAGCACGGTCTGGAACGGACTCTGGAACACCATATCCACCGTCGTACAAGGCGCATGGACCATCATCGCCACAGTCATCAGCACCGCACTCGCCGTCATCCAAGGCATCATCCAACTGGCGCTCGCGGTCGTCAACGGGAACTGGAGCGCCGCGTGGTCGGCCATCCAGGGCATCGTGTCGGCAGTGTGGGGCGGCATCCAAGGCGTCGTTTCCGCGGGAGTCGGCATGGTCAGCGGAGTGGTATCCGCCGCATGCTCGACAATCCGGAGCGTGTGGGCCGCGTTGTGGAATGGCGTCGGAAGCATTGTGTCGAGCGTCTGGGGCGGCATCGTCGGCACCGTAAGCAACATGGTTGGCCGTGTCGGGAGCGTCGTGAGCGGGATCGGCGGAACCGTCCGGAGCGCGGTGTCCGGCGCGGGAAGCTGGCTCGTCAGCGCGGGACGCAACATCATCCAGGGATTGATCAACGGCATCACAGGAATGGTCGGCTCGTTGTATTCCAGCATCACCAACGCGTTGTCGGGCTTGGTGGACAAGGCCAAGAACGCTTTGGGCATCCACTCGCCGTCGCGTGTGTTCCGCGACGAGGTCGGCGTGATGGTCGGACGTGGCATGGCATTGGGCATCGACGATTCCGCGCATGTGGTCAGCCGTTCCATGGATTCGCTCGTCTCCACGATGAGCCTCTCCGACGCGGACTGGTCGAAGACCGGCAGGCTGAACGTCACGGCCGGCACCGGCGCCAATGCCGGCGACGGCGATCTGCGGGAACTCATCGCGGCCGTCGAATCGCTGCACGACGACCTCGGATCGATCATCGCCCGATACACGCCGACGATAGGGGACCGCGACTTCGCAAGGAAGGTGAGAAGTGCAATCGCTTGAATACGTGTGCGCCGCCACAGGTGAGCGCATCGGCTTCGAGGGGCCGCTGTACGGCGAGACGCTCACGGGACTGCGAGCCCGCGTCTGGGACTACAGCCTCGCCTCACGTGGCATGACGGGCATCACCCGCAAGGCAC